CCGTGCTTCATTCTAGCCACCCTTCTTTGCCCTCTGCGCAATCCGCATCGCGAGGTGCCTCGCGGCCTGCTGTTTCCTGCTGCTTCACGGTTGCACCGCAGATCCGCAGAGCGCGCGGAGCCCACGCTCGACGCACTCCACTGTGAAATTGTACCAACCGACGTACCACTCCGGGTGCGCGCCGCTCTCAATGTCGGCGCGCTGCGCGGTGAGCATGGCTTGTCGCTTGGGCTCGGTCAGCCACTCGTGGACGGGCTCCGTCACTTGTCCCCGCGCGCAATCCGCAACAGCGCGCCGGTGTCTTCCGCAGCAAGGCGGTACTCGTGCAGTCCCCTCTTTGCCTCTCCGCGGCGCCGCCGATCTACCGCGTCCGGGCTGCCCCCGAACTTCGCCTTACGAAAATCTCGCAAGCGAGCGCTGACCGACGCCTCTGTGCCGCCCGCCATGGTGACGATTTCTGCCAGCGTGCGCCACCGCGAGTCGCTCATCAGCAGTAGAACACGGTAGAACTGCGTCGAGAGCCGCGTGCCGTCACTGCTCGGGACGTACGTGGCTCCGTCAAACGGGAGCAGGGTTAACTGCCGAGGATCATCCACCGACCTGAGCGCCATGGCCATCACCTTCCGTGCGTCGCAAACCAGCCGACCCAGATGCAAAGCCCCACGACGCAGACGCAGAGCCAGTTGACCAGGCCGCGCAGCGCCCGTATCTCCGCGTCCGTGCGCTCCAGACCTCGGATGAACGCCTCCTCGCGCGCTGCCTGGTCGAGTACATCGGCGCCGTAGCTGCCGAGCCCGGCGGTACGCGCGATTTCTTCCGCGTCCACTCCCCACTCCGGGGCGCTCCGCGCTGGCACCGGGTCGGCCGGCGTGATCGGTGGGGCAAAATAGTTCTCGTTCTTCGGATCGTTTGCCATGGTGCCGTCAATGCTGTCATAGCAGCCCGGTCGCTGTCAAGGTGGGGCGGCGGCACGCTGCACGCGCACCGAGAGCCACACGGCCTGCCCTCGCTCGATGTTTTCGAGCGCGCCGCGACCCACGAGCACCGGGAGCGGCAACGTGAACTGCTTATCGTCCTCGTCGGACACGAGCACAAGCGTCTCGTCGAGCAACATCACTTCCTTCACTCGGCACCGCAGCCCAAACACCTCGTGCGTCGCAGGCGGCGGACGCAGTCGAGCGCGACGGCGCTCCCTGGCTCGCTCGCGCGTCTGCCGCACCGTCGGTTTCTTCGCCTTCGGGCGCGGCTTGCGAGCCGTGGCGGCGCGGGCGGTGGAACGTGTCATCGAACCGGTAGCTCCGGCTGCGACGCGAGCGCCGCCGCGACCTGCTCCGCCTGCATTTCACCGAGCCGCTGCTTCGCTGCCTCCACGATGGCCTGACGAACCTTGTCCACGTCGTAGTTGCTGCTCTTGCTTTGCAGCACCGCCATCACGTGCGTGTAAAGCACCTGCACCAGAGCGGCGTCCTGCTCCCAGGTGAGCACGAACCGGCCCTCGGCGACCACCTTCCCGAGCAGATGCCGCACCAGATCGCTGACGTTCACGCTGGACAGGTTGTTCCCTGCCCACGACAGAATCCGGTCGGCGAGCGTACGCTTCGCGTCGTCGCTCGCCTTGTCCCACGCTTCACGGAGCAGGTTCAAGATGCCCGTCGCCGCCAAATGGTAGTGCAAGCTCGCCAGCGCTCCCGTCGGATCGGTCGCGGGGCTCATGTGAGGCTGCGCAAACACGTACTCTGTTTTCATCGCTCAGTGCTCCGCTTCTGTTTTCGCTTCGCGCACCCGAGTCTCGCACCGTGAGCGCACCAGCGGGGGAGGCAAGGTGCCGCCCAGGGTGCGAGGCGCGGATGCGCGAACACTACTTGCTGAACTTCGCTCTGGTAGCAAGCATGGCTGCGAAGCTACCATCGCTACCAGCGGCGTCAAGCGCACTTTTCGGATCGCGGGCCCAATGGGGACCGGGCGACGGGATCTGGATTCGGATCTAGATCCCCGCCCTCACGTCTCGCGCCCTGTCAGGCGCGCCATTGACGCCGTTGGCGTCAGCGGCATATATACCATGCGTAACACCGTTCGCTGGAAAGAAGGAGTCAAATGGAAATTCAGGAGCTTTCACAGAACGACACCCCGTTCGGATTTGCGCTTGCCACGGAAACGCGCCGACAGTTCACCGTAACGCTCGATGTTGCCGGCGCTCAGTACCTGCTCGACCACATGCACCCGCGTCAGCGCTTGGTGTCCCCTGAGCACGTCTCGGCGCACGCCAGAAAGATGCGCGACGGCACCTTCGTCGAGCTAATGCAGCCCGGTATCTACGTCGATCGCGCAGGCTTCGTGTGCAACGCACGCCATCGCCTGCTTGCACAAGTGGAGACCGAGCGCACGTACCGCTGGAACATGGTGGTCGGCGCCTCGTCCGACGAGATCGCTGCACTGGATCAGACGCGGCCACGCCGAGCGCACCAGAGCTACAACCTGACGGACCGTGGGGGGAGGATGACGGCCCGGGAGGAGGCAGTGATTCGTCAGTACATCCGAATGCAGTGCTCCGACGACACGCCCACGTTCCACGTTACGCGAATCGACCCGGATGACCTCGCCGAGTTTCGTGGTGGACCATTCAGCCAAGATGTCACGCTTGTGCTGTCACAGACTCCACCCAGGATCGCGAGTGCCCCGGCAATCGCAGCAATCGCCTACGCTCGACCAATCAACCAACACTCGATCGATGGTTTCCTTCGGGGATTTCTCGACTCTCGCCTGGCGTTGCCGACTTCTCTCTCCCCGAATGCGCCACCGGTGGCGCTCGCTCGCTGGTTCAACACGCACGGCGGAACTGGCGCTGGCGGCAGGTACGTCGATGGCATCCTCATTCGGACGTTATCTGCCCTGCGTGCTCACCTCCAGGGTCGCGATATAGGCCACCTCCAACCCACCGGCACGCCTCTGGCGTACCTCAAGAAGCGACGTGAGGACATCGGGCTGGAGGGGTAAGTTCCTGGCTGCGGCGAGTGGTAGGCGCGGCCTGCTCGGTTTTTTTTGCGAATGAACAGTCCCTCGCTTTCCGTTACGCAACGCGACCTTGCGACGCGATCTTGCTGTACCAGGCGAAGCGAGGTCGGATCATGGGGCTTGACCCTACTACCGCTCTTTTAGTATCCGTGTAGCCTGCTCGGAAGGGAGACGACGAAGTGACGACGAAGAAGGCCCCCGACAAGTACCACCTCATGGTCATCCTCGACGAGGAGGACCGCAGCGCGCTGGAAGATGCGGCGGAAATAGAGAAGCTCTACAAGGCCGACACGGTCCGGCGCGCGATCCGCGCCTACGCCCGCAAGCTCCGCGCGCAAGTCGCTGCTGCCGGCTGAACCGAAGGGGGGATTCGTGATTCACGGCAAAGGCATTGCTGTCTCTACTGTCGTCGCCGCGCGTGCACGCCGGAGTCAAGTCTGAATGGCTTGGCTGATCGATCCGCGCATGTGGGACGACCCCTGGTATCGCTCGCTGCCGAGCGATGCGCGCGAGGTGTTCAAGTTCGTCCTGTTCGGGAATGTCCGAACATCCATCCCCGGTCTTGTCAAGGGCGTGAGCGTCGTCGCCCTCTCCGACGCGGTCGGCTTCCTGGTCGAGCAGACCGAGCACGCCCTGAACCGGGCGCTCATGCCCGACCACGACGGCAAGGCGCACGTGTACTTCGATGCGGTCGCCCGGGTCATCCGGGTGCCGAACGCCCCGAAATACAACAAGTGTACGAACCCGAACCAGCTAGTCGGCTGGTTCCGGGCCTGGCGGGACGTGCCCGACTGCGCGCTCAAGGTCGCCCACCTGGACACCGTGCCGGCCGGAGTGAACCTGGCGAACGCCGAAATGCAACGGGCCTGGAACCGAACCTTTGGGCCGGTCATCGCTGCCAGGCAGAACGGCGTGCATTTGCACACCTATGCCGACCTGGACTCACCGCGGAACCCGGGGCAGCTAACCCTGGAAGGCTTGGCAAAGGCTTCCGAAAGCCTTTCCCTCTCAGAGGAGAAATATGAATCGGGATCGGGATCTGGATCTAAGGCTTTCGCAAGCCTTACCGAAGCCTCTCCCAAGGCTTTGAATTCCATGAGCAGAGGAAATCTTCCAACTGGACAGGAAAGCGGAGGCGGGCATGGAGCGAGTGGGCTTGGTAACGGGGTTGGACCCGGCGGCAATTCTGGTGGGTCTGGAGGCGGACCGGGAGGGGTTACGAACGGCAGCGCGGGAGGCGGGGGGGCCAGAGGCGCTGCTGCGGGAGCGGTACCCCTTGCTCGCCGCAAGCTGCCCCGCGGGGTGGACTGAGGCGGCGCTCGTCGCGGAGGCGACGGACTGGTACGCCGAATGCGAGCAGCGGCTGGCCATGTGCGCGGGCTGCCCCCCGACGGGCGCCGCCTGCTCCCAGGTGATCTCGCTGGTGCGGCCGGGCCAGCTTCCGGTCTGGCAGGGCGAGCGCGTGGTGGCGGCGCGCTGCGAGCGCTACCGCGAGTGGCGTCTTGGCCAGCGCCTGGGGTTGGCGGACGTGCCGGAGCGTTACCGGGGATCCAGTTTCGGTGCCTTCCGCATCGAAACCGAATCGCAGCAGGCAGCGTTCGACGCCACGGTCGGTTTCCTTGAGGCGGTCCAGGGGGGCGGCGCTCCCTGGCTCGTGCTCTGCGGCCCGCACGCGAGCGGCAAGACGCACCTCGCTTGCGCGATGCTGCGCGGCATCCCACGGACCATGCCGCGCAAGCGGTTCTGGTACTCCGACATGAACGAGCTACGGGTGGCGATGAAGGGGTACAAGTTCGACTCGGACGACGAAGATCCGATGGACCGTCTGCGCCGCACCGACCTGCTCGTGCTCGATAACCTCGACACCGGCAAGCTCGCGAAAGAGGCGTGGCTGAAAGAGCGCATGGAGGACGTGCTCTACCAGCGATGGAACCGGCAGCGCGCGACACTGATCACCACGCACGGGAGCCTGGCCGATCTGGTCGGCGCGTTCGCCACGATCACAACGCTCGGGAAGTCGCCGTCATGCAGCCTGGTGTGAAAAGTACATCCGCTCCGGTTCCGCTCCGCCCCGTGCAAGGCAGGGTGCCCCCGCACAACCTGGACGCCGAGGGGGCGGTACTCAGTGCCAGCCTGCTGAAGCCCGACGACTACGACGTGGTCGCTGGCATCGTACAGGTCCAGCATTTTTACTCCGACGCGAACAGATGGATCTTCGAGGCTGTCGCCGCGCTGCATGAGGCGAGCCAGCCGGTGGACGTGATCACCGTCTCGACGTGGCTGAAGTCGCAGGATCGGCTCGCGCAGATCGGAGGCACGCCGTACATCGCGCAGATCATGGACTCGGTGCCCGCGGTTGCGAACGTCGCGACGTACGCCGAGATCGTTCGCGACGCATGGCAGAAGCGACAGCTAATCGCGCAGTGCCAGACGTTCGCGGCCGAGGCGTACGACACGCCGGTGCCAGCCCGCGAGCTAGTGCAGAACGCCGAGGCTTCGCTTGCCGAGCTAGGTGCGAGTGGCGCCGTGTCGGCGTTCGCTCGCGTGGGCTTGGTGGTGGCCGCCGAAGTGGACCGGATGGAGGAGGCGCAACGGCTCGGTCTGACCGGCTCGGGTGTCTCCACTGGGTTCTCGCGACTCGACAAGGCAACGGCGGGCCTGCACAAGGGCGACCTTTACATCATCGCCGCGCGCCCCGGTCACGGTAAGAGCAGTCTCGTGATGAACGTGGCGGCGCACGTCGCGCGGAAAGGCGACGAGGCGGTCGCCGTGTTCTCTCTCGAAATGCCCAAGGAGCAGATCGCGATGCGCCTCGCGTGCGCCGAGCGCGGCATCGACACGGGTGACGTGCGTCGCAACGTCCTGAAGGTCGAGCAGCGTGCGGAGCTACGGCAGTCGGTGCTCGACCTGACGCAGATGCCTCTCTGGATCGATGACACGGCCGGCCTCGCGTTGATGGAGCTACGCGCTCGTGCTCGGAAGCTGCAACGCGACCTCGCCGCTGAGCGCATGGGCGTGCCGTGCAAGCACCTCGGTCTGATCTGCGTGGACTACCTCCAGTTGATGCGCGGCACGCGCGAGCGCGGCGACTCACGCGAGCAGGAAATCGGAACCATCACTCGCGGCCTGAAGCAGCTTGCCAAAGACCTGAAGGTGCCGGTCATCGCGCTCTCGCAGTTGAACCGCGACACCGAGAAGCAGGGCAAGGACCACCGACCGAAGCTCTCGTCGCTCCGCGAGTCGGGCAACATCGAGCAGGACGCGGACAGCGTGTGGTTTATCTACCGGCCCGATATGTACGACAAGGACGTGGAATCCGGGCAGGCGGAGCTAATCATCGCCAAGCAGCGCAACGGTCCGCTCGACACGATCGAAATGCAGTTCCGTGGCTCGACCATGCGGTTCTACGAGCGCGTCGGGGGCGTGGACATGGAGCAGTTCGATGACTTTGACGATGCGCTCCAGGCGACGTAGACTGCGGGCGTCGGGTAGTCATGCACCCGTCCTCCTCGGGTTGGCCCGCCCGCACGCTCCGCCGTTGTCCCCCTTTCCCCGGTGTTGAGCGTGCGGGCGGGCGGGCACGGAGGCACCCGATGCCGATTTCTTGACGGCCCATGGGACGCCCCGTACCGTGTCCGACGTGCCGCCTCGATTCCGTTTTGCTCTTGCCGCCGCCCTGGCCAGTCTCGCCCTGTCGGGTTGCGGCGCGAGCGCCGAGCAGGTCGCGCTGAACGGCGCGGCCGTCACCGCCAACACCGCGCGCCTTGTGGTGCAGACCGCGGAGACGGGCGCCCTCGCCCTGTACCGCGCGGAGCAGACCTCGGCGGTCGATCTGGTCAAGGCGCAGAACGGCACGCGCGAGCAGGCGGAGGCCGCGGTGCGCGCCGTCCGCGCGAAGTGGACGCCGGTGTGGGATGCGATCGACGCCGCGACGGCGGCTCACGCTGCGTTGGCCGCCGCGATCGTCGCGTACGAGCAGGGCAAGAAAACCATCGCCGACGTGAGCCGCGCCGTGGTCGCGCTCGCCATTATCGAGCAGGGCACTGTCGCTGCCATCGAGCAGGCCAAGGGAGCACGCTGATATGCCGCTCGCGTTCGTTGCCTCGCTACTCCAGTTTCTGGCCACTGAAGCGCCGCACCTCGTGGACGAGGTTCGCAAGCTGGTCGCGGCATGGGCGGCGAAGAAGGGCATTCCGCACGATGCGCTACTCGCAGCGCTCGGACCGGTGGGCGATCAGGTGAAGGCCGTGGACGTTGCGGTCGATCAGCACATCGCGGCGCTTTGGGGCGACCAGACCCCCCCGGACGGGACGCGGAAGTAGCCATGCGCGTGAACGTTCCAATCACCGTTGCGTTCGACGTGGGCACCCCGGTGACCTGCGTGCCCGATCCGCTAGCGACGATGAAAAGCCAGCGGGTGCGACTGCTGGATGTGGTCGTCATCGGACCGCTGATGATCTGGGGCGGCGTGAAGGCAGGCGGGTTCGGTGGAACCGTGCTCGCTCTGTTCGGCCTCACCACCATGGGTTACAACGCACGGAACTACGCTCGCGTCCGCGACATGGCGGCTGCGCTGCCAGTGACCGCAAGCCCCCCCGTCGCTCAGTAGGAGACTCGCATGGCCATCACGTTCAAGGATCTGGTCAATCACCCGTACAGCTTCGCGATGGGCGTCGGTATCGCGAACGGCTTCCTCGCGGTGGGTCGCGGGAAGAAGATCGATATGCCGACTGCGCTCACGCTGAGCGCGATCCTCGGGCTCGGCGAAATGGCGCTGGTCATGTACGAGCCGGAGTCAGAGCGCTCCATGAGCTTGCAAGCGATCGGCGTCTACTCGGTGCTCGGTGTGCTCACGGGCCTCCTGCCATTCGTGTCGCCCGGTCACCAAGAGCACAACGGTGGCTTTCCGATTGCTGAGAAGGAACCGTCGGCGCGGATTCCGTTGTTCGCGAGCAACGCGCAGCCGAGCGCGACCACCGCGGTGAGCGGCTACTCGCGGCGGCAGCCGGTGCGCAGGCGCCGGTACGGCTGAGACGGATCGTGGCCGCGCTCGACCCGGAGAGGCTCTACTACCGCGGCACGCAGCGCCGCGACCTTGGTGGCGTGCGCGGCGCCCAGTCGTGGACCGACGCAATCGCGGTCGCGCTGATCTGGTCGGCGGTGCCTGCCGATCCGTTCTCGTCGTTGCGCGAGCGAACCAAAGCGCGGTTCATCGAAACGTCCACCGTGCACGCGGCGCACTTGGCGATGCGCAACCCGCTCGTGTTCGACCAAAACCAAGGCAGCGTCGGCGACATCATGCGCGCGCTTCGTTACGGCGAGCCCGACGGCATCGCTGACGACGAGGTGCGCAAGGTGTTCAACTACCTGCACAACCGGATGATGGGCAAGGCCGCGGGGGGCGAGTTCGGCTACGTTGTGTACGACGAGGACGGGGGCGAGATCGATCCCGACGATCGAGAGCTTTCGTTCGACATG